TCTCTTCCGTGCGGCGCAGATACGCAATCGCGAAAGCATTCAGATCCACAACAACAGCCATCTTGGACCAAGTGCTGGCATTGCCGTAGGCATTGAACAGCGGATGCTCAATCATCTCGAACGTGCCACGCGGAGTCTTGATCGTGTCGATCTGCATGCCCCAGCTGGTTTCCACACCAGTGACCTGGTAAGTGGAGTTCAGTCGAGCGATGTTGTGAACAACACGGCGAGCCATACCACCAACGAACATCGTGCGAATGTTGCCACTAGTGGCATCAGTCTGCACTGCCAGCGTGGGATCCAGAGCAGCTTCCAGCTGAGTCCAGTTGGTGGTGGCGCCCAGGGTGGTGATGTTGCCACTGGCAGCTGTGGTCACGCGAGCAACAATCCCTTCCATCGTCTGGAACGGCATGCTGTTGCGAGTACCCTGGAACTTCTGACCGAAGAACAGCGCCTTCTCAATGGCCAGCGCATGGAATGCAGCGCAATCACGCTTGGATTCAGCTACTGCGCCATCACCTGCAATCAGCGGCAGAGCAGCCAGCGTCTTGGTGACTGCCCAGCTGTTGCGGAAGATCTGCGTGTAGTTGACGTAGCGAGTAGCAACCAGCGCCACGGCTTGCGGACGCAGCGAGCCTTGCTCGAAAGCATTGCCGATGTGGTAAAGCACATCATTGTCCAGCAGAGCTGCAGCTGCAGTCGTACCAACGGCACGCGTGACAGTCACCGACGTAGCGCTGGGAGTGGTGTTCACAATGTACACCTCAGAGGTGCGGTCATTGCGGAACATGTCGCCAGCAACAACATCGCTGTACGCATCCACCGTGAAGCTGGTATCGCCAGTAGTGTAGCCAGCGCCGTTGTTGATCTGCAGGCTCGGGAAGATCATGGTCGCGGTGTAGTACCCATGCTCCAGAGCACTCGCAGTTTCATCCTTCAGCAAAGAAGTAAGTGCGAAGAGAGGCGCATTGCCATTCGGCATCAGCCGAGTGATCATTGCTGCGAACGATTTTGCCGCCAGGTCGGTCGGCAAGTGCGCGGAAGAAATCAGACCAGTTGCCATTTTGAGGCTCCGTTAATTGAAAGACTGAAAGGCTGAAAGACTGAGAGACTGAGGACTTACTGCAAGTAGGAAGTCCAATCTTGAGCAGGTTGGGAGGACTGGCTGGAAGGTTGTTGCTGCTGGGGAGCAAGCATCTTGGCGAACTCAGTAAAATTCTGCTCCGCTGCCTTTGCAACTTCAGCAGGTGACATCTGGGGATTTGCATTCGCGATCTGTTGGGAGATCGACTGCAAAAACGCCTTACCAACTGGGTGCTGCAGTGCAGGGCTATCACTGGAAGGAGTTTGCTGCTTGAGCATGTAGTTCTTGAAGTGGGAATCCAGACTGCCTTCAAGCTGCTTACGCCCAGTGCTCACACCATGCTCCACCATCCCCTGACTGGCCTGGAAACTTGCAGCAAATGCTTGCTGAGCTACGCCATTCAGCACTTCCATGAATGCGTTGGAATCACCGCTGAGGGCAGCCTGCACCTTCGCCTGATCAATTCCATTGGTGAAGTTGGCGCTCTTGATCTGCTGCTGAATTTGTTCCTGTGGAACATTGCCGAAGATGGACTGCGGCTGCTGCTGGGATTGCTGCTGAGAGCCCTCCTTGGGAGTCAGCAGATTCATGAAGTTGTCCAGCGGATTCTGCTGCTGGCCATTCTGCAGCTGGCTGTTGGCTGGCTGCCCATTCTGCTGCTGAACTTGAGCGGGACCGCCGCTGCCCTGTGCAGCCTGAGGCCGCTGAGGCTGCTGCTGAGAAGGATTCTGCGCCGGCTGCTGTGCCTGTTGCGGCTGCTGCTGTTGATTGCCGAAGATGCCAGAAAGAAAGCCCATTTGGTGCTCCTAGGAAAGAGGATGGAAAGAAGTGACGGACGGTTGGAAGCGCCTCAGCGCTCTTGGTATTCAGCTGGACACTGAATTTCGGACAGCAGCTCCTCAAGTACTTCGACCTGAGCCTTCAGACGCTCATGCCTGATAGTTGCTGCTGTAAGATCTTTTCCTTCTGCAGACCACTCAACTACTGCGCATGCATAGCTGGCGATCTTGTTTTGCAGATAGGCATAGAAGAGTGGAGAGACCTGATTAGCCTGCTCCTCTTCTTGCTCGGTGAATTCAAACTGCTGGAACTTGTTGCTCAGGAGGGGTCGCATTTTGTGCCATCGATGTTTGTTGGAAGGTTTGCAGGAATTGCTGTTGCTGCTCAGGATTGCGCTTGAAGTCCTTCAGCCAATAAGCGCCCTTCAGCTTCGCCCAATACAGGAACATGCCCATGATGTCGTACTCAGTCATCACAGCCGGCATGGCTTGAGCTGTCTGCAGGAAGACACTCATCAACTCCATGTTCAGGAGCTTATCTGCAGGCAGGATCCCATCTGTAATCTTGAACTCCAGAATGGATTCACGCATCTTCACAGGATCAACTTCTACCTCAGCCTGCTGATCCCGATTCATGAAGGTGCCAGCCGCCTGATTGAGGAGGAGATTGTTCTTGATAGTCTCCTTAAGAGGGGTCATGAACTGCCCCTCAATGCTCATGGAAACTAGCTGCTGACGACCATTGCTGTTGGCCATCGTGGTCTCAAATTCTGTCTTAGTCTTATTGCCCTTCTGGAACTGACCACGATCTACCTTGTTCTGACCGCTGGCCACATCTGCCATCTGAGAGACCATCTCAGACAGCTGCAGGTTCAGATTAGCACCGTCATTTCGATACGGGATTTGGTAGACAGCCTTCCCAATATCTTCGCCCTTGAACTGACTAGCGTTACGCAGTGGAATGCGAGCCACAGAACTAGCCGGATCAATGTCTGCCTTGTTGATGTAGCGCTCATTGAAGATCAGCCGATCGAAGACTGCACGGCGCTGGGATTCTAGTGTGATGTTCCACAACGCGCTGCTCATGTCCTGGAACGGAAGTGCAGTATCCAGCATGGATTGCGTCTGGTACCCCAAGCCATCATCGTTGGGTTGCATAATAAAGACAGGAAGATGGTCATTGGGAGAAACCAGCTGCTCCACATAGATCACATGCTTCCAGTTTACAATGATGCCATAAAAGATGGCAGGCGTGTTGCCTTGGCGCCCGAAATCGCTAGGAAGCGCACGGCAAATGAAATGGGTAATCAGATAGCGATCGCGATAGTTGATGCGATTAGCACCTGAAGTGCTGTTTGCCAGCCCGACATACTGCAGCCAGTTGGTGCCAGTCACGAGAGAGCTGACATTGAATGCGCGGTTGATTGTCGGGCTGTAGTAATTGGTAGCACTTCCAGCATCTCCGCCCTGCACTTCAAAGCTGCTCTCATAAGCTTCACGCAGCGAGGTAGTTTTTGTGGGGTCGAGGGTGCCAACAAAGCGCTTGAACTGCATGCGATTGTGAAGCTCGTTCCACCCGAAGGCAGTTCCATCTTCATGGTGGCGAGACGGGCTCACCGACATGTCCATGAAGCAATTGTAGGGATCCAGAGTGCGGAGGACATTTCCTTCCTGCATCATCTGCTGCAGCTGCCCCAAGCCTGCAGTAGCTGCGCTAGTTGAGGTAGTGATAGTGGCAGCATTCTGGCGGCGCCACAGACAGGCAACGGGCCCAAAGTTGTACTTGAATCCGTTGCGAAATGCTTTGATCAGCTCCTGCGCCCACCCATACCGAATGCTGTGGTTTCCGATCACAGTCTCAAACTGCAGAGCTGCATCTTGATTCTTGGGAGACGCAACCACTCCAAAGATGGGGTAGCTGGTGAGGTAGACACCAGTTTGGTAGGCCACCGCGCTCTCAATCTGAGGCATCACGATGGGCACTTCCAGATCTGCCAGTTTACGGCGGGCGGAGCTAGGACTGCGCAAGGAGCGTTGAATCTCCTGCACACGTTCTGCAGTCTGATCCATCTGGAGCTGGTAGGCTCGGTCCCGCTGCTCCAGCAGTGCGCGGAAAGTGCCAAGCTCAGTGCAGCTCTCTGCAAATCGCTTAGCATAGTCAAGAAATGAGCGCCGCTGCTCGAGATTGAGCGTGGCTAGAAGTGCTACAGAGGTTGCCATGTTTGGAGCTAGTTGGAGATCGGTTGCTAGAAGGGGAGCTGAAGTGTATTTGTATGCGATGCGCCACTAGATATCTCCTGAGGAACCTGCCAGAAGGTATTGCGGACAATCTCAAGCTCGTGATCTCGCAGCATCTCCTCCACATAGCCGATTGGATCTATGATGTCATCCTTGTTGTTTGTTTTGAGCGGATTCCAGTCAACGATCTGAGAAATCACCAGAGAACGGACGGTAGGATGGAGATAGATCTCGCCTGCCAGAAGCTTTACTAGGCCACGCTTGATGCGGTTGTTCTTGTTCTGCCCCTTTGGAGATAACTCCACGAATTCAAAACCGTGAATGCCTTCTTGCTCACAAACTTGTTCAAACCAGAACAGCAGTGTGGACTGGTATGCAACTCCCTCAACTCCGATGCAGCGAGTACTGCGGCGAACCCCCATTTCCAGGGCTTGCTGAATGGTCTCTAAAGGGGTGAAGGTGCCAGTCAGAAGCTCATCCGCTACTGGCTTGCCATCGCGCACTTCATAATGGGTGATTGTGCAGTCGTCCCCAGTCTTCTTGCCACTGGAGGGATCGATGATGATGAAGCTGGCCTCTCCTGGTTCATCTGTGAGATAGTAGGACGGGATGAGTGGAATCTTGCCTACGTCAATACCAGATGCTAGAGCAATCTCAGTAGAATTGAGCACCTCAGAAATGAAGACCTCCGGGTGCCCCATCAGTGTGTCGCTCTCATACTCAGCCACAAGCTCTTCAATAGGTTTGAGATCTTCCCAGAGAGAAGTGCCATCCTCCAGAATGCCCCCCACGATGAAGCTGGTCCACTGCGGATTGTTCTTCAGCTTCTCTAGGATGGAGTTCTGAGGATACATGTTTCCAACAAAGATAAAGGTGCAACCGAACGGGCTGCGAGCCTTCATCAGAGTGGAGAGCATCCAGGAAGTAAGCTGGTCTGCAAGCTCTTTGTTAGGCGCATCTTCTCGCTCCTGAATGTCATCCATGATCATGACGTCAGGGCGCTTGTTCTTTCGGTTGATACCGCGAACGGAAGTGCCAGCACCTGCGGCCCACAGAACTATCTCACGGCCACGGAAATGGAATACCTTATTGACTTTGGTGTCTGTTTCAATATTTGCATCCCAATGGCCAAACACTCTCCGAATGTTGGGAGAGCTGAGCATGTCACAGATATCAGAGAGAATATTGACTGCTTTGGCCTCACTAGCTCCGACGATCAGAATGAAATGCTTGTTGGAGAAAAGAATATACCAGACACAGAGGATCTTGATGAATGTGGTCTTTGCAAAGCCACGAGGAATTCCGATGGCAAAACGCTGAATGCGATCCTGCAAGTTGGTGAGGAGCGCAAAGAGTGTCAGGAAGAAGGCAGGGAAGGGAAACAAGAACTCAGTAGGCATGGTGAGCGCCGCCAGGAAATTGAAGTCCTGACGCGCTGCGGTACTGATGTCTGAAGTTGAGGCACTGAGTTCTTGGGTGGTCATGGCTGTAGTGTGTTGTAATTATACGAGCAAACGAGGGCAGCGAGTGCGGTAGCGAGTGTATCTGGTCGCTTCGCTCCGCCTCACAGAAGGTCAGAAACTTCTGGGATTGCGCGCTTCACTGGTTTCCGCTGCGGCCGCGGGTTCAGAATCTGCAGAGTGTCCTCGGCCCTCTGAGCCTTGGTGAGCCCGATGGGAGTTTCCTGCTGCAGGGCGCTACTGCCCCGCTGCTTCAGAAGTTCATCTAGATGTTTCGGACTTGCGCTGACCATGGTCTTTCCTTCCACTTCCACAATCTCATTCTTACTGTTGGTGATGTATTGTGGAATGACTGCAATTGGGATTGTGATGTTCACGATGGTGCCACCGCCAGTTGATGTGGGAGCAATCCTGGAATCCTTGCGGCGCTTTGCAACGTTCAGGATCTTGAATGCCTGCAGGCTCTGCTGGAGATTTGCAAAGGCTGCCTTCTGTTCGATGCGCCCAAGAAACTCCTCCTCAACTCGGTCCAACTTCTCATCGTAGGCAAGATCCTCTGCGGTCGCACTGGCCCGTTGCGCCGCCAGTTCAGCCGCGAAATCCTCATCGCTCAGATACTGGGAGATCTGGCTCTCACTCACACCTAGCGCAGCTGCCGCCTGGCTCGGAGCTACGCCTTGCCCCAGGAGTTGCAGGGCGTTTTGGCGCGTGGGGCTTGACTGGCTCATTTGGAGTTCTCCTTGCGTTGCTTTTCTGGTGCTTCCCACTGCGTGATGTAGTCAGCCAGCCAAGGGTGAAGTGATTCTAATTGCTTTAGATTCTGTGCAACAGCTGCCCAACGGTTCACAGGTTGAATCCCTTTTGCTTCCATGTGTTTAACTGCAACAGCTGACGCAAGGAACTCTTCCAGCTTATCCCCACCTCCGTAAGTTGTAGAGATTGATGGAAACCCTGCAGTTATTGCGTTTTCAAGTAAAACTTTCCACTCGTTACCTTGAGTTGCCAGGCCTTTACTGTAGTTTCCAGGTCCTTTTGCAGCTCTAGCGTGGTAAAATTCATGTAGCAATGATCCAAGATTATCCACTACTTGATCAGTTGTAGCTCCACGAACGCCAGTTACATTACCTATCTTGCTGCGATCTACGATATAATCAGTACCATAGCCAGACCTGGGCTTCCCTCTTATTTCGCCTGACACGGGGGCATAATCCATCACAGCCCCAGGTCCAGGAGA